GGTCAAGCAGGCCGTCCCCGTTCGGGAGCGCGGCCAAAAGACGGACGGTTGCCTGGGCCTTCGGCTTTGTCTTGTACTGGACAATAAGCAAGCCCCCGTAGTAATTTTTGATCGCTTCGATGTCCATTAGAGTATCGTGATATTCGCCTCGGTTAGAACGAACTTGTCCTGTTTTGAGATCGGGTACACGAGATCTGTCAGCCAGTCGGTTCCGTTGTTCGATACCTCGACGGAGCTTGCAACGAGTTGCGGGTTGATTCCCTTAATGATCGACGCAATGCTCGCGACGTCGGCCGGGTCGTAGATTCCGAATTCGTAAAGAAGAACGAGCTGGCTTTTCAGGAAGTCCGGGTCGTAGGATCCTCCGCCGATCACGTCGATCTCGAATTTCACGTAAAGGTCTGATTCAAGGGCTCGGTCAAAGTAAACCGGAAACACGGACCCGTCCACTTGCGTCACCTGAACGACCACGCTCCCGACCATCCCGCACCCGGCGTTTCTGTACTTGTAGATCGTTTCCGCGATCTCGTCCTCGTCCCCGCCGTCCACGATCACCCATATCGAATGGCCGGGGACGCTGTTCACGTCAGCTTCCCCGGTGTTATTCTCAAAAACGAGACAGCTTGTCACCCCGTCAAGCGCGAGAAGTCCGGAGCGGAGGCTGGAAAGAAACCCTTGAGCGGGCCCTGACGTTGATTTCTGCCGGCGGAGCCGGAGCTGTGCGTCGGTCTCCTGGTCCACGCCGTTCTCGTAGGGGCCGGCGGGGTTATTGATCGCGGTCACCCCGAGCACGATCGTGACGGCGGTCGTGATGGTTTCTGCCTGGACCTGGACCGCGCCGATGTTCTTGGCCCGGAAGTTCAGGTTGTGCGTTCCGGCCGCGAGCGCGGTCTCGCCCTCGATCAGCTGGAACTCGTTCCCGTTCTGGTCTGCTACGGTGTAGGGGTTCGCGCTGGTGTCGAGGCCGACGAGATCCACGGTCCGGTCGTTTGTGATCTGGACCGTGACTTTCGTGTACGTCCCGCCCTTCCGGTAGATCCCGCAAAGAGCACACACGGCGTCAAGCGCCGCGCCGACCGCCTGGTCAGGGTCCTTCGAGTTGTAGTCCTGGACGATCAGGTCGAGGAAGTCCTGCTTCGCGAGGGCAAAGATGCCGATGATTTGTCCGTCCGGGCTATTGCTGGCGAGGTTAATATCGACGCCATAAATCGTTTTGAACGCGGCTTGGAGCGCGGCCACGGTCTCGGCATAGCTTTCCTTATGGATCCCTTGCCCATCGATCAAATTAGGCATTAAGCACCTCGACGCTTTGGTTAAGATTGCGGGTATAGGCTGTGTCTATAGAATAGCTTATGACGAGCCCGCGACTGGCCTCGCTATAGGAAACGCTCACCTGGTTCACCCGGACGACACCTTCGGCCTTGAGCATGACGGCCCGGCAGGAAAGAGCAATCTGGTTTTGCTTGTTCTTCTGGCGCATGAGGTTGATCCAGTCCACGCCCATTTCGAGATCAAAAAAGCAGTCATTCAAAAAGGAGAGGAGCTTGGTCTGGACGTCCTCCGCGATCGCCGCCTCGGCGGTCTTGTAGTCTTGACGACCGTGTCCAAACTCGAAATCGTGATTTTGATCTAAAGCCCTTATTTTCATATATTTATGCTCCGCATGGTATAATGCAGGTGTCTATCGAGAACGGATTTTTTATGCCCTGAATCCTGGCCGTGAGTAAGCGCGAGAACTTAACCGTTTTCGATAGACCGCTGAAAACGGCCTTTTTTATTTGGAGGTATGTATGCCTAAGGGAATACCCAAAAATGGAATAAATTCCGGAAGATTTAAGAAGGGAGTGTCTAACCTTAACCCGTGGAACAGAGGAAAAAAGGGGTATGTTAACTCCGGAAGTTTCAGTGCTGGCGTCACAGCCGAAAAGTCCGGACATTGGAACGGTGGAAAGTCTCGCCACCATTCCGGCTATGTCTTGATTTACACTCCTAATCATCCGAACCGATTTAAGAGGGTGTATGTTCTTGAGCATCGACTTGTTGTCGAGAAAATTCTTGGGCGATATTTGGCAGGGGAGGAAGTTGTTCACCACGTCAATGGAAAGAAAGGAGACAATCGCCCTGAAAATCTCATGTGCTTCACGAGCAAGAACGCGCATGTAAGATTTCATAAAGATCCGGAGAACGTCAAGATGTCTGAAATAGTTTTTGACGGTCGGAAGCTCTAGCATCATACTCCGCTCCCGTCGATGATCATTCCGATGTTATCGCTTGCCGTCACTTCGTTTGCCCCCTGGGCGGTCAGCACCCCTTCGTGTATTACTCCGCCTCCGGCCGCCGCTGAAGCCGCCGCCCGGCTCGTCGAGTTCAGTCCGCTGTCGTTTGCCAGGGCTGTCAGAAGCGTGTTCATAAGTTTCTGCTGTGCCAGGGTCGATGCTGTCATAAGGATCCGGCAGGCCCACATGGCCGCGAGCTGGACTCCATAGTCTATCGCCGTGTTTTTGATCTTGATCTTGTTGTTCTCGATGCTGATCTTGGCCGTTCCGTGCCTCATCTCCGGGCCGTTTTGGTTCAGGCCTGACAGCGGTTTGCTCCCCGGAAAGAAGCCAACGATCGCCACGCCGTCCGAGAGATCGTGCGTCCGCTCGCTTGACGGTGCCGCGACGGTCCCGGCGGTGGCCCACGCCTCGATCGATCGGTCGCAAAAAAGGACGATGCATTGGTCCCCGGCCGTGATCGGCATCGTTAGGCGGCCGTCACCTCCGCTTGGGATAAAAACGGGGACATTCACAAGGACCGGGTATTGTTTCGTGACGTTTTCCACGATACGGAGGACGTTAAGCGTCACGTCCACGGTTTGCGTCGCGGCGTTGAATGCCTGAACGGTCCCGACCTGGACGCAGTTGATCTCGGCCTTGAGAGCTTTCCCTTTTGTCTCGAAAAGTTTCGCGAGGTCCGGGGTGTGGAATCGGACCTGGTCCTGCTTCGTGATCGGGTACTCCTGCTGTCCCGGTATAATGACTTCGCTCATGATTCGCTCTCCACAGGTGTCAGGTTCTGGATCCCGTAAAGCATGCGGACCGTGGTTTTGCATTTCCCACCGACCGCGTCGGAGATCGTTCCGCTGTGCTGGATCCCGATCACTTTATAAAGCTGGTTTAGGCTCGGGTAGTCCCGGCTCACGAGCTCGACGACCTGGCCTATTTTGAGGCGCGGCTCAAAAAGCATCTCCGCCGTTACGATCATCTCGCACCGGGTCGGGCTTCCGAGGAGACCTGTCTCGGAGCTGATCACCAGAACCTCTCCTTCGACGTACTCGTTGTCCTTCAGGCAGTAGACGCGCTGGTTGTCGATGAAGAAGTTCCCGCCGGTCTCGTCCTCGAGCAGTTGCTTTGTCGCTCCGGCGAACACGCGCTGTCGGGCGTAGGATCCGGGAAAGTTTCCTATCGCGCCGATCTTGCAATGCGTCAGGTCTTTGCAAAGGTTCCGGATCGCATTGACGCGGAGCGTCCCGGCCGCCTCTCCCCTGTTCGAGTCCGAGTGTGCGAGATCAAACCCCCCGTCGTAGGCGTTTATTTCCGTTATGAAGTTCGGGGAGCCTTCGCCGCGGTAAGACTGCGCGTCCAGAATGTCCCCGCTGAAAATGATCGGCATCATGCCTTCGTATCCGGCCCGGAGCTCAACGTGGAGAAACTTTTCCGGGGTCGTGATCGCGTTAAAAAAAATGCGCTCCCGGTTCGCCAGGCCGAGGTTGTAGATCTTGATGTTTGCGTTGCTGGCCGATGAGAGGTTGTGCCGAACGATGTTGAACTGCATTGTGAATGGGTTCGTCAGGACGACCTTGTCGCCGTCCCTTGTCTCAAACGTGAGCTGGAATAAACGCTGAAATTTGCTCATGACTGGATATAGGTCTCCATCGTCCCGAGATCTGCCTGGTCCAGAACGTAAAGCTGGACGCGGCCTGTGGAGAAGTCGTCCTGATAAACGGGTTCCTGGCCGTCCAGGACCGCGCACATAAACCCGAACGGGATCACGCCTCGGAACTGTCGGAGAATGTTCGGGCTGTTCACGAGCCGGCGGCGCGACACCCCGGTCCATCCGGTGCGCGTGATCGAATAAAACCACCCGCGCTGGCTCGCGACGAATTCAAGGGTAAGCGATGCCGTCGTCCCGTCATCCAGGACGATCTTGATGTTTTGTTTCGGGTCCGCGGTGAGTGCTGTTATCGCTTTCATACGTATTGCGCCTGTGTTTTAGAAAACTTAAAATCTTCAGGATCGCTCCAAAGTTGGGAAATGTTCGCGCCTGCAGGAAGGTCCTCTCCGGCGGTGGATCCTCCGCGTGAGATCGCCGAGGCCATGCTGGCCACGCGCCCGGCCAAAGACAGGCCGACCGATACCGCGACGCTGGCTTTTCGCACCTTCTTGAATGTGACGGAGAACTCCGAGATCAGTTTCGTTTCGTCGCTCTGGTGCCCGCGAACCGATTCGATGGCCATGTCCGTGAACACGTTCCACGGGGTTTCGACGGTGCAGAGCTGGCGGGCACGCCACATGGCGAAGAAGTAATTAAACGCCGCCTGCTGGCGCGTTGCGGTGGTGATCGCTTGGACGAAAATGTCGTAGAGGCTCGTGGCGGTGTTTATGAATTGCCCGACGCTGATCTTCCCAGACGCGAGCTGTGCGTAGAACTGTTCAGCCTGTTTCGCGAACTGCGGGGCCATCGTGGCGAGCACGGCGACCTTCTCGACGATCGAGGTCGCGAGCTTCACGCCGTCCGGAAGTCTGTCGCTTATTTCGCCGGCGTAGCCCTTGACCGTGAACCGCTCCGGCTTGATGGCGATGTGGTCCTGGATCGCGCTATTGTCCTCGACGTAGTGGTCCGTGATGTCGCTATCCAGGGACACGTCCTCTGTTGCAACGATGTCAAAGAGAAAGCCCGAGATCCCGGTAAGTCCTGGGGATCCCGTGGGACGAACGACGGCTTGGGTGACCACCTGATTGATTAGGTTCGCGGTTTGCGCAACGTCGGATTGAATGCTCACAGGCGCTTTCCTCCGTCCTGATACGCCGTCTTTTTAAGAACGTGCTCGATCTCGCGGGCGATTTGCTGTGCTATTCCTGCGGGGCCGCTCTCCGCTCCGTTCACTGCGATCGTGATCGTGTTCTGCTGTGTCATGCTTGCTCCGGCGCCAGTTAGCCCGGACGCCGAAGGCAGGGAGATAGAAAACTTGTCGTGAATCTTGTACATGGCCTCGCCCGTCATGAGTTCTTTAATGCTCTTTCCGCTCGCTAGTCCGCTTAAAGCGTCCCGCGGGTTTTGCGCGGACATAAGGAGCGCGTTTACTCCTGTAAGGACGCCTTTGTAAATGAATTGCCCGCTAATGTAGGGCCATATCTTTTTAAAAGCGTCTGATCCAATGATCGCATTCATCTGTCTCCCAAGCTCCGCAAGCTCTGGAGAAAAACTTGCGACAAGGGAATTGCCGGCCTGCTTGATGTTTTGAGAAAGAGCTATCCACTCCTTGTTCATGTCCGCTATGAGATTCACCTGCTCGAGCAACATTGAAACATTCTTTTTCTGCGCCTCCCACTGGGCTTCGGTCAAACGGAGATAGATCGCCGCTGATTCGGAAAGGCCGAGGCTTTGAAGAACCAGGAGCTGTTCGTCCTGGGACAATTTCTGAAATCCAGATCGGATTCTATCGATAACCTTGACCGGATCTGTAACGCCGAACGGAATCGATGCCCCGACTCGCTTCAGCCAGTAGTTCGCGCTTGCGAGGCCCTCGTCCGGTTTCCCAAGTCTTTTTAGGTTGAGCAGTCGCATCTTGAGCTGTGCGAGATCGTTGAGCGCGTCCTTAGAATTTCCACCTAGCTGTTCCACGGCATTGGCGAAGCGCTGGGCGCCCTCGATCGGGAGGTTCGTGGATTTGCCGAAGATGTTCAGCGACATTGCGGTCGATATGGATTGGTCCGTGATCTGCTTGAGCTTGACGTAGATCCCATCGAGCCCGACGCCGGCGAGGATGGTCCGGGCGTTCAGCTCTCCGATATTCTTGATGAGATCTTTGAGAGGGAGAGGGTTTGTCTTGAAAAATATTTCCGCGAAGAATTCCGTTAACTTCATTTCCCATCCCCTTTGTTCAGTTCGATCACGGCGCGTTCGTACTGGTCCGTGAACTGCTCGTATTCAATGGCCGCGAGCACCAGATCGCACCGCATGGCCAGGATCTCGTCCGGCCGTCCGTACCCGGCCTTTGAGAGCCGGAGCGCTATCAGCGTCGCTGTGTCCGCCTCGACCTTTACTTCGGGGAGCTTGTATCTTTTGGGAAAATTCCCGCAAACTGTGAGCCGAGGTTTTGCACGAAAGGGCGGAGGTTAAAAACCAGCACCTCCTGGGCGACTGGAAAGAAATCCGCCCGCTCTTTGGCCGGCTCGAACGTGTCCTTCGTGATCTTCTGGCCGTTGTATGTCGCCCGGCCAAGCAAGGGCCAGAGCGCGTTCTTAACGGCTTTGGAGGCGCTCAGGCGCATAAAAAGACCGACCAGGCTCTCGCTCTCAAAATTCAAGCTCCCGAGCTCCGCTTTCACGGCCTCGTCCAGGCGCTCGCATTCCTCGAAGGATCCGAGGGTCGCTTCCAGTTCCGCCCCACTTGCGAGTGTTTTCTTTAGGTTCGACATATTGTCCCCTTTCGGTGTTGTGCTACATTTGCACCAGAAAAGTTCTGTAGCAAACTTATAACATAATTACCCGATGCTCCGTTGCGAGTTCCCGAAGATAACTTCCCACGTGACGGACGCCTGCTCCGTGTCGCCTTCGGCGTTGTCCTTCACGCTCGGCTGTTTCTTGATCAGGCCGCCGGTCATAGCGTAGGTGACGGGCGTAATGGCTCCCGCGCCGTCCCCGGTCCTCTTGACAGATTCCCCGGTCATGAGGGTGAATGCCGCCGGGTCGTTTACGAACGTCTGAAGAAGCGCGTTCATGAACTTGTCGTCCGCGCTCCCGACGAGAAGGCGGTACGTCGCCTTCGACATTTTCCCGGTCTCGTTTACGGCATAGATCGTGTTCCCGTTCTTCCCCTTCTTGGCCGCCACGAGATCCGATTCGTACTCGATCTGGACGCAGTCACCGTCCGCGAAATCGTTAAGAATGCGGCCGTTGATCTTGTGCGTGTCCTTGCCCGTCAGCGATACGACTTTTCCCATGATTTACTCCTTTTTCCTTTGAACTTAAGCGTTGAGAGAAACGATGACGTTCGAGCTGTGAACAGCCCCGGCGAGCTTTGCCGCGATCTGGATAACGGGGGCCTTCCTGGCCGTGCGGTCTGCGACCGACTGGAGGTTGACCGGCTGGGAGTAAATGTAAAACCCGAACCCGGAAATGTTCGCGAAAAAGTCCGCCTGCACGCCGAATGTCTCGGGGCTTGTCCATGATCCCGGAGCCACGAAGGCGTTGTTGACGGCCTGCTGGCAAACCTGGCGGTATGCACTCTTGAGAAGCGATATCCCGGCTTCCGTCTGCGGGACCTTGGAGGCGACCTGGGCGAGGGCGTTGAAACCCGCGACCTTGAGGGCGCTCACGAACCAGATCGTGTTCAGGACGTTGTCGAAGTAATCATTCCCGCCGCTAGAAAGCACGGCCGGGATCCCTGCGACGCTGGCGTAAATGTCAACGCCGGCGGCGAGGCACGCGTCACGGTACGCTTGGGTGATCTTGTCATCCGTCGCGACCGTGGCGAGCTGTTTTAAGTTCATTGTGAGCGTGCTGTTTGACGCTCCGTAGTTCACCGAGAATCCGGCGCCGGCATAAGCCGCGGCGAATGCCAGCTTCTCATCTGCGTCCCCGTGGTAAAGGCACCGGGTCCTTGTGTCCAGGGCGTCCTTGATGTCGGTAAACGCTCCGGCGACGTCGGAATAGGTCGAGCTTGGGAGGATCAGAATTTTGTCCCCGAGAGCCTGTACCGCGTCCGCGAGTGTTTTCCACCCGGTGTTTGCCGGGTAAACGTTCGCCAGGACGCCGACAAAGAATATCTTGGCCGAGAGGCCGGTGATGTCCCCGATCGCCAGGGCGGATCCGGCCATTGGAGCCACGATGAGCTCCCCGTTTCCGTTCAAAGAATTCGGGTTTTGACTGAAGAATGCCACGGCCATTGCGTAGGTGTCGGATTCCGAGCCGAAGTCCTTGGCTACGGCCGCTGGGCTAACGTAGGGGATGTATCCTGCCGTGGGGAACCCACCTTTCGGGACCTCGTCCGTGAAAAGGGCGACGTTATTGACGTTGTACGCGCCAAGACCGACGGGGGCTTCGGATACGGAAATGTTGATAACATTGGTCAAACTGAGCATGGTGTGGCTCCTTTTTTTTGCATGGTGAACCTGTAAAAGTTCATGGGTGCTGTGTCTTTAGAATAACACGGCAAACTGAAATTTCTTGTTATTCTTCGGGGTCCGGCTGTGGCTGGTCGATCTCTCCTGTGTCGCTTTCCTCGGTGAGGACCCGGAGCTTGAAGTCGTCGTAGAAGTCGATCTTCTTGTTCTTGGAGTACCAGGCCAGCGTCACGATCGTGATCGCGAAGCGATAATTCCTGGACGCGCCCTCGATGTGCGAGAGGTCTGTCAGTCCGTTCGGAATGGGCGCGATTCGGAAGCTGTTCTGTTCTTGGACCTGTTGGCTGTGGTTTGAGGATAGCGCGGCGATCACTTCCCACCGGCGGAAGAGCGCGGCCGTCGATTTCGACATGATGTCGATCTGGATCATCTCCTGGATGTTTACTTCCTGGCGCTCGATAGGGTTCCCATCCGTGTCCTCGGCCTGGACGTTCCGGTTCCCGAAGCATTTACTGCCAAGCATGGAGAGGGTTATGAAGATCCCGTCGTCTTTTGGTATGTTATACTTTTGGTTGTATATGAGAACCCTGTCGTCTATAATGTCTAACTCGTCTATGATGATCTGTCGAATTAGGCTTATTGCAGACTTTTGCTCATCGTCTTTTATCAT